TAGCCTGATCTTCTTCGGACAGCTCGCCGCCTGCAAAAAGGGCAGAGGTCTGTTCTTTTATTTTCTTTGCCTGCGCTACACCGCGGGAGCCATACTTCTTACGGACGTCAGCGTAGAATTGGTCATCGCTGAGTTCCTTCTGGAAGGTGGCATCATCCATAAAGTAGTCGGTCGTGACACCAAGAGCAGCGGCAATCTTCTGGATTGCGTCCACACTTGGTTCGCGCTCGCCGGCTTCGATATAGCGGATGGCACGATCAGACATGGATGCTCGTCTGGAGAGTTCGGCCATGCTCATACCTTGTGCGGTTCGCAGAGCTTTGATCTTTTCACCGTTGGTCGCATTCGGTGTAAGTGCGGTGGCTGCTTCAGCCCGGACATCCTGTGTGTCTAGTAAGTTCGTATCTTTTTTCATGTCATGCCTCCATGTGGGATATTTTGCTGTTTCTTGCCGGAAGGGAAAGTTGCCGGTGAGAAGCAGCAATTTTTTTTGTAAAGCCTACTTGACAAGGAACAACTGTTCCTATATACTAAGAACAACAGTTCGTGAACTTCTGTTCCTATAATACAATAGTAGGTTGTAGAAGTCAAGAGGGAAACTGTCTGAAAATAAATAAAAAGCATTAAGCAAAACAAGCAATAAATATTGCGTATATATTGACATACGAATCATGGAGTGGTACAATATACGCAACACAAGCAACATAGCGCGCTTGATTTGCAGGAGATGAAGCATGAGCGATAGAAAAATTGACATGACGGAGCTCGCGAATTATATTCGCATCCGCCCGCCGGAGAAAGAGAAATTAGCAGAGTTGCTCATTAGAGCAAAAGGAGCAAGCCGCAGTATGCGGCAGTTTGCTCTTGATTGCGGAGTGAATCCATCAACGCTTTCAAGAATAGTTAACATGAAAACTTCTGGGGCCTGCACGGATGAGCTGATCCAGAAAGTGGCACAGAACTCGGACCCGGAAAGTGGAATTACTTTTGAAATCCTGATGGACGCAAACGGAAAAGTACCACGCCGGATGACGGGAAAGTATACGAGCAAAGAATTTGAAGCTACAGAAAAAAGCATTACGGATATAATATTTAAAGAGCTGGAAGATAGGGGTTACAGGACTTCAATATTAGAGGGTGAAAATAAACACAATGCTCTTAATTACCGTTATCGGACAGACTGGGTTATATCAACGGATGCCAATTCCGATAGTGGCGAGATGGAGATTTGGGAATTCGAAATCTGGCACACAATGTTGGAAAAAAACAGTGTGGCGCATACCGTGATGAAGCTGCGCCAGAAGTTTCTGATGGTCTTAGGTCTTTACTATGTTGGGACTATGAATCCGAAAAAGATGAGCTTCGTTCTCACCAACCGGGAAGTATATGACCGAATGGTGGAAACACTCGAGAATATAAAGTTCAAGGATGTGTTTTCTCTTATTTTGGTAAATCTTGATGAAAACAAGGTGGAAGAAGAATATGTTTTCCCATTGGTGGGGCGTCCAAATGTCGGGACTGTTTTTACACCGATAGAAGATGTTGAGTCGAAGGCTGAAGAAGACACTGTGGAAGAATCAGAAAGCGATTGGGAGCAGAAACTCTTTGACATCTGATCCGGAAAGGGGTGCAGTTGGTAATGAAAGAACTTGAACAGAGCAGGTGTGGTTATTCCTCACATAACAGCCGTGTACATGAAGTATCTGCTAGCACAATGAATGATGATGCATTCATTATGAAAACCATACGGGAGATTACGAGCCGGGGTAACAATGCTGAAGTCAGGCAGCGCAGCAATGGAAAGCTAGCCGTGTATGAAGTGAAAAAGAGTATATCCATCGGATAATTGGATTCGATGAAGGGCTAATAGGAGCCGAAGATTGTGGTTGTATGACCATGGCCTTCGGCTCTTTTTGTCGTTTACAGAGAAAAAGTACCAATGATAGTTGCAGCAGCCAGAGAAGAAAAGATGGCTGTCAGAGATTTTACTGGCAAAATGCACAAAAAAACGACTTGCTTCTGAATTATATGACAAAATTTTCCAGAGCCTATTTACGGACGGAATTATATCTGATATAATCAAATTTACCACAAATTGTGGAAAAATATGATTATATAAATATATCGAAATCGTAGTCATATAGGAGGTGTACTGGGAAAGATAGTTGATTGATGCCACAATGCTCACCAGATAATTGGGTGAGCGAACGGCGTACAAAGATTACATATTTAGTAAAATTAATTATTTATTTACTGTTGAATTGGCGGCATAGTGCCGCAGGAAAATCTATTAAATAGTTTAAATGAATTTTTACTAATTTGTTGGGTCGAAGTGCGCTTGTTTGAGGTTGAAAAGTAACTATCAATCTGGTACATGCCGGTACATATAGATAAAAGAATCTGTAGACCGGAGTAAATAAAGAAACAAGTATTGTAGCATTCGATGCACTTGAATCTTTATTTGCTCCGGTCTTTTTGTCGTTTATGGACAGAAGGTGAGTGGGTACCATATTTGGGTAAGGCCAAAGGAAATAGAGGTTGCCCATCCGGAGCGATTAAAAAAGTTATCTGAAAAAATGAATTAGACCGGGAAGAAACTTAGACCGGATATAATCAAGTAAAAGTACGAAAGAGGAAGGAGGTGGCAGCATGGTCGATATTCACAGCGAAGAATATATATTGGGTCAGAATATAAGAAAGTACCGATTGCGGCTGGGATGGTCGCAGGCAGATTTGAGCAATGCGGTGGATATTGACCGAGCTGACATCTCCAAGTATGAGAATGGAGCGAAAGGTATAATGAGCAGCACACTGCTGCGTAAATTTGCAAAAGCCCTTGGTGTTTCAATGGACGCACTGATGGACGAAGAAGAGCCGGAAAACACAGCGGCTTCAATTCAAGAAAAATATGAGAAGTTGAGCTCCAGGCATCAAGAGATAGTAAAAGAAACCATTGATGCGTTCTTATTCCAAGAAAGTCATGTGGCTATGGCTGGTTAAGTACCGTACAGATCAAAAGTGTCTGTGCGGTATTTTTTTGCCTTTTTTACTGCCGATATAGGGCTTTCACAGAGTCGATATGAAAATGTGGCGAATTCGCCACAGAAGTGTGGCTTATCTGCCATCTGCAAGAGCCTTTCCAACTGGTAGACTATAAACAGTTCAAGGGACAAGCCCACAGAGCCAATACGAAAGTTCCTGTCGGCAGTACCTCGGACAAATAAAAAATATCGAAGCCCGATTCTAGAGCAGGCGAAGGATACCATAAGCGATCTGACAGCACAGCAGAGTTATTTGCTGGAGCTGGAGGACTGAACATGGGATCATTCTAACCTTCTTTAGAACCGGGCTTTTTGCGCCTTTTGACCGCAGAGTCTGTCCGTTTCATGAGGATGCCGCGAATCTGCCATGTATGTTCTTCAAAGCCAGAGCCTTCAGTATCCTTCCCTCCCAGAAGTCCGGGGGAAAGGACAAAACAATGATGAACATGATGACTGGAGCAGTAGCAATCAACGGTGGAGTAGGTGTGATGGAGGTTCGCCAGCCGCAGGTGGCAGTCAGCCAGATGGTAGCAAGCGCGGCACAGGCTGCAGAGCAGGTGGCTCTGAATGCACACATCACCCTGCGTGAGCTGAAAGGAATGATCGACACTGTGGTGGAGAAGAAGCTCCCGACTTTCAAGACCCTCATGGAGATGAACCCGGTGGCAGTAGCCCGCACGAGCGTGAACGGTGCAAAGCTGACGGCCTATGAAAACGGCTATGCAGTTTACGAGGTGGACAGTGCCCACACTGTCATGGTCGTGGATCGCTGCGGAGATTACCGCTACGATTTCACCGATGGCACACACCAGATCGTGCCGGCAGAGACTTTCGAGGATGCCGAGTGGAGTCTGCGCCTTCTGATGGAAGGGGAGAAGCGTATGGAACACAACTTCAGTAAGACTGCTGCAAAGTTTGAGCAGGTGCCGCTGGAGTGCGATGGCTCTGACTGGTCCGCTTTTATTATGGTGGACTTTTGGGATGAAGACAATGCCGAGATGCTGGCAGACAAGGAACTGCGCCGTCTGTATGCTGCCATGAGCAAGCTGACCGAGCGTCAGATGGAAGTGGTCCAGCTCTACTTCTATAAAGGTATGACCCAGCAGGAGATTGCAGAGGAAATTGGTATCGGCCGCCGTTCTGTTGGAAACTGCCTGGAAGGTGCTTTGAAAAAAATCAGAAAAAACTTTTAAGAAAAGTACCTCCCAAACAGCTCCAAACGGTGTGCTTTATGTAAGGATACAAAATCCTCAATACATCAAGGAGGTAAGAACCTATGAAAGCAGTAAGCGAGAAGGTCATCCAGCAGACCCCCGATCCCATCGAGCATCCACCCGGCGGGGGAGATCCGGCCACCGAACCGGACGCCGCAGCCGTGGGTGCGGATACAGTAAACAAAGCGGCTGCAACAGCACCGAAGAAAATTTTCGTCTGCTCGCCATACCGACCGACCTCAAAAACAGAGGAATGCAGGAAAGATGAGCTGATGGTGAATATCAACCGCGCCAAGACCGCCTGCAGGATTCTCACCACACTGGGGTTTCTACCGCTGGCACCGCACCTGTACTTCACCCAGTTCTTAAAGGATGAGGATGCACAGGAGCGTAACACCGGCATGAAGCTGAGAATGCGCTGGCTGGAGGAGGCGGACGAGCTCTGGGTGTTCGGTAACACGATATCCGAGGGGATGGTGGCAGAGATCGAGAAAGCGCATGAGTTGAACAAGCCGGTACGCAATCTGCCGGAGCCGGGGCGAGTGATCGAACTGCTCTTAAAGAGCATCTCGGAACAGTACCATGTTCCGCTGGATGATAGGAAAGCTGAAAACAGCAATGGGCAGCAGGAAGCTGCAGAAAGTGAGGAAAACAATGGCTAACGAAAAGAAGAACGGAACTCTGGAGGAGATCATCATGGAAATGCTCAAGGAAGGCAAGGCTGTCCGCATTCCTATCAAGGATGTAGTGGACAAGCTGCAGGAGAATGTTAAGGCTGCGGAAGATGCGCAGGAGGCGGTTCAGCCGGAAACTGAGAAGTCAGAAGCGGTGCCGCAGGGCGGACAGGTCAAGACCGTGCCGATTAACATCCACATCGACAACCTGCATATCCACATGGATGAACGCATGACTTCCTACAACAACTTCGAGGGTGATTCCGATGAAACGGATGAGCCTGATGAGGACGAGCCGGAGGACATTGATGTGGATGCGATGATCGGTCTCATCAAGGCAAAGACCGGTCTGTGCGAGAAGGTCATTCTGGCAGTGCTGGCCGCCCAGGAGGAGTACCTCGATTCCATTTGGGGTGAGAACATGGATGAGGAGGACAAGGTATGATGGATGAGATGAATGTTCTGAATGCTCCAAAGAAGGTCGTGGACGGGCTGACCGAGGTTTTTGAAGGACTTGCCCAGATGTTTGAAGGCGTGTCTGATCAGCTTGAACTTCTGGGCGCAGATGCTGCCCCGGAGGATAAGCGTATCTTCCCGATCGTGGATCAGGAAGCTCCTGCCGTGTCTGAGAAGAAAGGTGCAGCAGCATCGCATCCCCGCAAGAAGCCGATCAAGAAGACCCGAAAGGTCGAGGAGGTTTCAGACAAGCTGGAGGAACCTGTCACTGACAGCAACAGCGATGCCACTGCAGACACACAGCCAGATGCCGAGAACAGTGCCGGGGAAGCAGAGGAAGAAGAAAACTTCCCGGCGGATGATGCCGATGATCTTCCGTGGAGCGAGGATACCGGTCAGGTGAAAGAGACCGGCCGGAAGGACGAGCCGACTGGTAAGACCAGACAGCCTGATAAGGCGCAACAGGCCAAGCAGGAATCACCTGCTGCCGCTACGACATCGTCTGCGGTGACGATCACCAAGGATGACATCACAGCGGTCATTGTGGCGAAGATCAAAAAGAAGCGCGACAACAACGAGAAGATCGGCCAGCTTCTGAAGACCTATGGTGTCGGTCAGCTCTCTGACCTTCCTTCGGAAAAGTACGAAGCGTTTCTGGCTGATGTCTCCCAGATTTAAGGGAGGTCATTATGCCAGAAGTACACGCAATCCTGTCTGCTTCCAGCTCGAAGCGGTGGCTGAACTGTACGCCATCGGCAAGGCTGGAGCAGAACTTTCCAAATGAATCCTCGGTGTATGCCGAGGAAGGAACAGCCGCCCATGCGCTGGGTGAGTATAAGCTCCGCAAGTACCTGCATGAGAGGGTGCAGCGTCCGACCTCCGAGTACGAGAACGAGGAGATGGAAGCGAACACTGACATTTACGCAGAGTTCATCATTTCAACGGTGGAGCGCATCAAGGAAACCTGCCCGCATCCACTGGTCATGGTGGAGGAGCGGCTCGATTACAGCTATCTGGTTCCATCTGGCTTCGGTACCGGCGACTGCGTGATCATCGCAGACGGGACACTGTATGTCATGGATTACAAGAACGGCAAAGGCGTATTCGTCAGCTGTGACCACAATCCGCAGATGATGCTGTACGCCTTGGGCGCTTATCACGCCTACGGATATCTGTATAACATCAAGCAGGTGTCCATGACCATTATCCAGCCGCGACTGGAAAATATCTCAACGTATGAATGCAGTGTGGAGGAACTGCTGGACTGGGCGGAGACCTATGTCAGACCGAGGGCAAAGCTGGCCTTTGAAGGAAAAGGTGAGCAGGTTCCCGGTGACTGGTGCCGGTTCTGCAGGGCGAGGACTTCCTGCAAAGCCTGTGCCGAAGAAGCTCTGACACTGGTGAAGGAAGAATTTTTGGATCTGGACGAAGGTGTTCTTACCGATGAGGCGGAGGAGACCGATGCCACAGCAGCTTATAATCCGGACACCTCCGCACCGACCTTCAAGTCCCCGGCACTCCTTTCCAAGACGGACATCGAAAAGATGCTTCCGACCCTGAACCGTATCGAGTCCTGGATCGAAGCGATTTTTGCCTATGTCAGTTCCGAAGCCATCAACCACGGCGTTGCGTGGGATGGCTATAAGGTGGTCGAGGGCAGGAGCAAGCGGCAGTTCCTTGACACAAAGTCAGTGGTGGCCGCAGCAGAAAAAGCCGGATACACCGACATCTATAAGACCGAGCTGATTTCCCTTACTGAGTTTGAAAAGCTCATGGGAAAGAAAAAGTTCAAAGAGATTCTGGGAGAGTATGTGGTCAAGCCACCCGGTAAGCTGGCGCTTGTACCAAACTCCGATCCCAGAGAGGCAGTCGATCTGGAGACTGCCGAGGATGAGTTCACGCCCCTTGACTGAGGCTGGACATAGAAAACCGCATTACACAACAGGATGCCGCAGTCAGATAAGAGGCGCGGCATCACAAAAGAATTTGGAGGATTTTTATTATGGCTAAGAAAATTACCAGTGCAACGAAGCTCGTTATCCCGTGCCGTATCTCTTTTGCCAACATCTTCGAGCCGAAGAGCATCAATGGCAGTGAGGCGAAGTATTCCGTTTCCTGTCTGATCCCGAAGGACGATAAGAAGACCCTGCTGGCGATCCACAAGGCGGTCGAAGCAGCGAAGGAAGATGGCAAGGTCCGCAAGTGGGGCGGTAAGCTCCCTCCGAACCTGAAACTTCCGCTGCGTGATGGTGACATTGACCGTCCGGATGATGAGAACTATCAGGAGCACTTCTTCCTGAACGCCACCAGTAAGGATGCACCGCAGGTCGTTGACCGTCACGTCCAGCCTGTGGTTGACCCGATGATGGTCTACTCCGGCTGCTTCTGCAATGTCAGCGTCAATTTTTACCCGTTCAATGCCAACGGTAACCGCGGCGTAGCGGTAGGTCTGGGCAATATCCAGTTCGTCAAGGATGGCGACCGTCTGTCTGGACGTGCATCTGCAGACGCTGACTTCGATGCCCTGGAAGATGACGAGGATGTTCTGGGCGGAGACGCCGGTGAGAAACTGCCGGATTACCTGCGTTAAGCACGGACAATTTGTACACAGCTAAGTAAGCAGGCCGGGGGATGTGTCAGAACATCTCCCGGTTTTTACATGAAAAATTGATTCACATGACGGATTGATTCAAACGAAGGGGTGAGATTTTTGAAAGAAATATTGGTCGATATTGAGACTTACAGCGAGGTGGACATCGGAAAATGTGGTCTGTACCGCTATGCTACGGACCCCAGCTTTGAGATCCTGCTGATTGCCTGGGCAACCGATGAGGGAGCCGGCTTTGGTGAAACCAAGTGCGCTGACCTTGCATCAGGAGAAACCATTCCAATGGAACTGCTGGAGGCATTTCAGTCCGGAAGTGTGCGGCTGATCGCACACAATGCTGCCTTTGAGCGTGTCTGCTTCTCCGTGCATCTGAACCGGCACTGTCCCGGACAGTATCTGAAACCAGGAGAGTTCCTCTCACCGGATAGCTGGATCTGCACGATGGTCATGGCGGCATCGCTGACCTTGCCGCTGGCACTGAAAGATGTCGGCACGGTGCTGAAGACCAGCCAGCAGAAAGACAAAGAAGGTGAGCGGCTCATCAAGCTGTTTTCTGTACCGTGCAAGCCGACGAAATCCAACGGGATGCGTACCCGGAATCTCCCGGAGCATTCCCCGGCGGACTGGGCGAAGTTCAAGTATTACTGCATTCAGGATGTCAACACCGAGGTGGACATCTACAAACGGCTGAAGAAGTTTCCGATGCCGGAACTGGAATGGCAGCACTACTGCACCAATGAGCGCATCAATGACCGTGGCGTGCGGATCGACACGGAACTGGTACAGGAAGCAATCACCTGTGACCTGATGCTCTCCGATGCCATGAGCAAAAAAGCCTACAAGCTGACCGGGCTGGAAAATCCGAATTCCGTATCCCAGCTGAAGACATGGCTGGAGGAGCGCGGCATCCCGATGGACACGCTGGGCAAAAAAGATGTCGCCCAGATGATTACCGAGCTGGATAAAAACGGTGTGGATGCGGAAGCACTGGATATGCTGAAGCTCCGACTCCAGATGGCGAAAAGCTCTGTGAAGAAATACCAGGCAGCGGAACGCTGTGTCTGCTCGGACGGCAGAGCAAGGGGACTGTTCCAGTTCTATGGAGCCAGTCGTACCGGACGATATTCCGGCCGGAATATCCAGTTACAGAACCTCCCACAGAACCACATTTCCACGCTGGATGAAGCGAGAACGCTTGTGAAGCTGGGGTGCTTCGATATGGTCGAGAGTATCTACGGCAATACACCAGACGTTCTCTCCCAGCTGATCCGCACCATGCTGATCCCGAAAGATGGATGCGAGTTCATTGTGGCTGATTTTTCTGCCATTGAAGCCCGTGTGCTTGCGTGGGAGGCAGAGGAACAGTGGGTGCTGGATGCATTTCAGAACGGCGAGGATCTTTACTGCGCGACGGCTTCTCAGATGTTCCATGTGCCGGTCGTTAAGCACGGCATCAACGGTGATCTGCGCCAGAAAGGGAAGATCGCAACTTTGGCTTGTGGATATGGCGGCTCCTCCGGCGCACTTATCAGTATGGGCGCACTGCAGATGGGACTGCACGAGGGAGAACTGCCGGAGATCATTGATTCCTGGCGGGAAGCCAACCCGAAGATCGTGCAGTACTGGTGGGATACCGAAAAAGCTGCAATGACGGCCTATAAGACCGGGGAGCGGCAGGAGGTCGGAAAAATCGCATTTGAGTTCTATTCCGGCACCCTCTGGATGGTGCTTCCGTCAGGCAGACGGCTGGCATATCTGAAGCCGAGACAGCAGCCGAACCGCTTCGGCCGTATGAGCCTGACCTATGAAGGCGTGGGGCAGAACCACAAGTGGAGCAGACAGGAAACCTACTCCGGCCGGCTGGTCGAGAACGCGACACAGGCCATCGCCCGTGACATTCTGGCTGAGGCAATGGACCGCATCTCAGCAGAGGGGTTGAACATTGTGGCTCATGTTCACGATGAAGTCATCATCGAGGCACCCAAGGGTCAGTACACAGTGGATGAGGTCTGTAAGCTGATGTCGGTCAACCCGGCATGGTGTAAGGGCTTGCCGTTGGCTGCAGCTGGTTACAAGGGTGACTACTATTTCAAAGACTAAGGGGTGAACAAGATGCCGCATGTATTGAAAATGAAGGACGGAAAACTTCTGACACCCTTTGGCATCCGGGATCTGCTGGATGCGGTGCAGGACTATGCCGGAGAGGAACTTCGCCGGGAGATCGAGGAATATATCGAAACTAATGTGCAGGATATCGATGATTACGAAAAGGAATATGACCGTATGGAGCAGGACAATGAACGCCTTGCTGACCATCAGCGGTCGGTCCTCTGTAACATCCGGGACGAGGTGGATGCGCTGGATACACTCCTGCAGGACACCCGACTGAACCGCAGGCGCATGCAGGGAGCAGTCCGGATCATCCAACAGATGATCAACCGGGAACTGTAAGCACTTGGAACTTAGAATAACACGGCGTCATTGTTATAAGGACACAGACGCATAAACAGGCGTATAAATATGCGCCACAGAAATGAAAGGGAAAACACTATGAAAACAGGTAGAAATTTGCAGGAAGTCCTGGTCGAGTTGAACCGTCAGAATCAGGCAAAGCAGGACTTCATCAGTCCGGCGCAGGGAATGCGTCTCCGGGAAGATGGACACACCTTTGAGATCAACCATATTACGACCAACCAGCAGGAGGTGTTTGGTACGACCTCGCTGTTCCATCGTCAGGTGGCATCGGCACTGGGCATCCCGGCCAAATACTATGATCTCATGCAGGCACAGAAGCCGGAGCTCCTGGCCGAGAACGTGAACAGCTGGTTTGCGGACAAGCCCAGTTCTTACATGGTCCGCTCGATGGATTATGGTGCCGGACAGGTGGCCCGTGCGCTGCTGTCGGAACGCTATCGCCGCATCGACAACATGGAAATCGCCACATCTGTCCTGCCTCTGTTCGCTGGAAACGATCAGTACGAGGTGATGTCCTGCGAGGTGACGGAAAACCGTCTGTACCTCAAGGTGGTCAATCACCGTCTGGAGATGGAAGTCCGCAAGGGCGATATCGTCCAGGCCGGTGTGATGATCTCCAACTCCGAGGTTGGTCTGGGTGCTGTGTCCATTCAGCCTCTGGTATATCGTCTTGTTTGCACCAACGGCATGGTGGTCAATGACATGGGCGAACGCCGTCATCATGTGGGCCGGCAGGCAAAAGCAGTGGAGGACAGTTTTGCACTGTATTCGGATGAAACGATGGAAGCGGAAGACAAGGCATTTCTGCTGAAACTCCGCGATACCACGATGGCTGCTATTGATGAGAGCAGATTCTCTCAGGTGGTCGGCCGCCTGCAGGAATCTATGGCAGTACCGATCACCGGAAAGGTGCAGGATGTGGTGCAGTTGACCGCGCAGAGCTATGGCATTAATGCCGAGGAGCAGGAAGGCATCCTCAAGTACCTCATCGAAGGCGGCGACCTTTCTCTGTACGGCCTTTCCAATGCGGTGACCCGCGCATCGCAGGACGTGGTTTCCTATGACCGTGCCACCACACTGGAAGGCATCGGCTGGCAGGTCGCCACGATGGAGCCGCAGCAGTGGAAGCAGATCAATCAGTGAGGTGACGGTATGGAAGATGTCATTCACTGGGTTACAGAACACAAAGAGGAGAACCCTCCGAACAGGAAAGTCAGCCACAGCCACCCGGACCCGACTGCAGATGAAGCCATCAGTAATGTGATCCGGGAAGAAGGCAAGAAAAAACACAAGAAAAGAAAACGCCCGCGGATCGGTGTTTGGAGAGCGAAGGAGGCAAAGCCGGATGAGGGAAAGTGAAGTAGAAAAGCAGCTTGTAGCTGCGGTGAGGGCTGTCGGAGGACAGGCCCTCAAATTTACCAGTCAGAGCATGAATGGTGTGCCGGATCGTCTGGTTCTGCTGCTCGGCGGCAAGTGTGCGTTTGTGGAGCTGAAAGCCCCTGGAAAGCAGATGCGCATCCTTCAGCGAAAGCGCAGACTGCAGCTGGAGACACTGGGCTTTCCGGTGTTCTGTGTTGACCGTTTGGAGCAGATCCGGCCTGCGGTGGACGCACTCCTGCACTGGACGCCGGGTGAGCCTATCCCACAGGGGATCGGGGCGAAAATCCCGGAGATGCCGGAAGTTACGCTGCCGCAGGGAGATACACAAAGCGAGGAGCCGGAAACACAGGCACAGGATGCCGGGGAGGAGGTGATGCCGCTATGAAGTTCATTCCACACGATTATCAGAGTTACTGCACCGAGTATATTAAAACGCACCCGACTGCAGCCCTTTTTCTGGATATGGGCTTGGGTTAAGGAAAGACCGTCATAACCCTTTCTGCAATCAAAGACCTTATGCTTGAGACTTTCGAGGTTAACAAGGTTCTCATCATTGCACCGCTGCGTGTTGCCCGTGACACATGGCCGGCAGAGATTGAAAAGTGGGATCACTTAAAAGGGCTGGACATTTCCATCATCGTTGGAGATGTCAAGACCCGGATCGCAGCAGTCCACCACCCGGCGATGATCTACATCGTCAATCGGGAGAACATCAAGTGGCTGGTGGAGTATTACGAGAAAAATGGAATGCGCTGGGATTTTGGCATGGTTGTGATCGATGAGCTGTCATCGTTCAAGAACTATCAGTCCCAGCGTTTTAAGTTCCTGCGAAAAGTCCGCCCGTTTGTGAAGCGGTGGGTTGGTCTGACCGGCACACCTTCTTCCAACGGCCTTATGGATTTGTGGGCAGAGATTGGGATTCTGGATGGCGGGGAGCGCCTTGGAAAGTTTATCGGCCGCTACCGGGAAGCCTACTTTAAGGCTGGGTCGATGAACCCGGCAACAGGAATCGTGTTCCAGTATGTACCAAGACAGGGAGCAGAGGAGATGATCTACCAGCGGATCTCTGACATCACGATTTCTATGAAGGCTCTGGATTATCTCAATATGCCGGATTGTGTACCTACAAGGTGCGAAGTCGAGATGAACACGCAGGAAAGGGAACTCTACGATATGCTTCGGCAGGATCTTTTGATTCCGCTGAAAGACGGTGACATAGACGCTGCCAATGCTGCATCACTGACAGGGAAGCTGTTGCAGATGAGCAATGGCGCGGTCTATGACGAGAACGGCAAGGCGAGAGTCATTCACGACCACAAGCTGGAAGCTCTCGAAGACCTGATCGAAGCCGCCAACGGACAGCCGGTGATGGTAGCTTACTGGTTTAAGCATGACAGGGAGCGTATCATCAACCATCTGTCGAAGCTGAAGATCAAAGTCCGGGATATCAAGAGCAGTACCGACATCAAGGATTGGAATGCTGGAAACATCCCGGTCGCCCTGATCCATCCTGCATCGGCCGGACATGGCCTGAACATCCAGCAGGGCGGACACATCCTGATCTGGTTTGGGCTGACCTGGTCTTTGGAGTTGTATCAGCAGACCAATGCCCGGCTTTGGCGGCAGGGACAGACCCATGTGGTGACCATTCACCACATCATCACGAAGAATACCGTGGACGAGGATGTCATGGCGGCATTGGAGCAGAAGGACATGACACAGGAAAAGCTGATATCTGCCGTTAGAGCACGGCTGGAGGAATAGGAGAAAATTATGGAAAAGAATACGACCAATTACAAGTTTCTGAATGCAAAGGATCGTGCCTCTGAGAGAAAGAACTCTCACGGCATTCTGGATACCGACCGATATCACTACAAGACTGCACCGCATGTGCAGACCGGCAAGCGGAAGCGCGACAATGATGGATTTTTCACACCGTATGCGATGTTTCGTCCGTACAGTGGCACCGGCCTGCTGTGTGCGATTTTTGGGGAAACGCCTGCCCGTAAGAACTCTGATCTGCGAGTTACACAGGATATGCTGGCAAAGGAAGCCTATGAGCATGAAATCGAACTGCTCATGTGTCAGGCAAAAGCCTACGAGCTTCAGTTTCACAAGCGTTTCTGTGCGGAAGACCGTGCGGAGGAATGCTATGCGAAAGCAGTGGCGGCAGGCAAACACCCGGATGCACCGAAGCTGACGGCGGAGGATACCAGACAGACGATTCTGGATGCGGTTACCTGGCGTTTCGATTGGATTCAGCAGAACAAGAGAAAGTGCTATCGCTTTGCCGAGATCCTGATCGATGCAAAGGAGCACCATCTGGTGACAGACAGGGAAGAAAAAGAAAACTTTGTTGACCTGTTTGTGCGGAATGCAGCTCTGATGCCGGAGCCGAACCGCAAGCTGATCGACTGCATGTACGAGGCAGCATGGTATTCCATCTATATGTTCAAGTATGGATTGGATGGACAGAAGGTGCCGGCACCGTGGTACGACACAAAAGAGAATGATTCAGGAAAGGGCAGGGTGAACGACTGATGGGAATGGCAGCGGACAATTTGGAATGCTACGAGAATCTGGCGAATGCAATCATCCTGCAGGCTGTCAAGGATTATAAAACTGTACTGTTCCGTCTGGAGGACCATCCGAACAACCGGGATGCGCAATTTGAGAAAAAGAGGCTGGAAGGTTTCTTTCACTCCAACTGGTACAACACGCTGACGGATCTGGATGCCTGCACACTCATTTCAGGTGTGCAGGCAAGAGTGAAGGTTGAAGCCATGGAGCGTAGAAGGAGGAGGGCAGAAAACCTGCGCCGGAAAGCGGAGCGCGAGATGAAAAAGCTCGTGAAGCTGCTCACGGAAGCCGGTGCTGCTCTGACTCCAGAGAACATCCGGGCATTAGGTGATATTGCGTGATAAAAATAAACAGACCAGAACAGGAGGAGCAGTATGGCAGACGAGATGGATTATATGGAACAGGCAAAGGAACTGGCTGATTCCTATAGGCTGCTGGTACACAGGCGGGATATGCTCCGGCAGCAGTACGAGGATTCCCGGTCCTGGTTTTACACTAAGGACGAGATCATCTACAAGTTGTCGCAGGGCGCACATGAGGAATCCGAGCGTGTCCAGACCAGCGGTACATCAAATCCGGTGGAACGCACCGTGCTGAACTGTGACAAGGTGCTGGCATCCATGAACCGGGAAGTACAGACCCAGCGCACCGAGCAGTTTCTGGAACCCTATTACAAGGTCTGTGAAGATATCGAGTTGTTCGAGGTTGGACTGCACAGTCTTCGGGGGTGTACGCGGATCGTGGCAGAGCAGCTCTTTGTGGACGGCAGAAAGCAGTCGGAGATCACTGGTTTGGATGGGAGAACTTTAAGCCGCCGGGTGGTGGAGCGAGAGAAAGAAACTGCATTGCAGGGGATTGCGGATGTGATCCGTTTGCATGACAGACACAGGAGGGGAGAATGTGGGAAGACCGATTAAGTGGAGTTTTCAGCCGGATAAACGGCATGAAGCCATAGCAAAAGATGCCTGCGGCGGTTATGAAAAACTCAAGGCAGACATTGCGGAAAAGGAGAAAATGCTGGCCGAGATCAAACAGGAACAGGCAGCGGCTATCTCCGATTTGGAGCGCGGCATCAAGGAAGAGATGTATACGGAGTGCAAAAGGGAGTACGATAAGCAGAGCACACGGCTTCGTATTATGGAACTGGCTCTGAGCCGGGTGTCTGATTCTGATGCGAGGGCAGCAGTCAGACAGTTCTATTTTGAGCGTATTCCGTTGAAGTCGATGAAGGATTCCAATGGCTGTTCTTTTGGAAAAAGCAGGGCAGATTATTACAAGGGAAAAGGCTTCAAAGAATTTGTAGTAAATTTGGAAAAAGAGGGCTTTTTCAGGAAAAACAGCAGTTAATTAGGAAAACTGCTTCTTATGCGTACATCGGCTTTTTGCTATACTTTATACTAGGAAAATAAGATAAAACCGGGAGCGGATAAGAGTGCTGGGAGCGAAAGCTGCCCGGTATTTTTATCCGCTTTTTACATGTTATGCCGTCACGGATTCGGATTCCGGACGGCTGTTTTTGTATCAGGAGAGAAGAGGTGAAACCCAGAATGGGGAGAAAGAAAAGCAACGCACGGATTCTGCCGCGTGGCAGGAAGATCCATGTGAACAAGTACATCAACAAGCGTGGCTGCACCAAGCATAAAAGCGCCGCCACGCATAACCACAGCACCGAAAAGCAGCAGGAAAGCAGCCACACAACTTATGACAGCTTCCCCGCTTACAACTGGCCGACGACCAGAATCCCGAAGCAGTATGAGATCTGGTTTGCAGAGCTTGGTAACCATTATGGCACCTGTGTGCAGAGTGGGAACCGTCCGGTGCTGATCCTGACAAACGATATTGCGAACCGTTATTCGCAGACCTTCACAGTTATTCCGCTTACGAGCAAGATGAAAAAGCTCGACCTGCCAACACATATCGTGCTGACAGAAGCACATTGTGAGATGCTCAGAGCGGAACGACTGGAGGATTCCATTTTGCTGGTCGAGCAGATCACAACGATCGACCAGTCGGCACTGTTTGGACGCCTTTGCAGGGTGATCTCTGCTGAGAAAAAGCAGGAGATTGAACAGGCTGTGGCAAGGCAATTTGATATGCACAGTACTAAGAAAAACAAACAAAATACAGACGAAAATGCTGCGCGCGGCAGCAATGCCAATTACGGCAGCAACTCTGTACACAGCAGGAAGGAGGTCTAACCGCTATGGTGGATATCAAAAATATCCCGGCAGAGCTGAAGACCTCCTGCCGGTTTTGTGTCTGGAAATTTGAAAAGCGAAACGGTCAGAAGACCAAGATGCCGTATAACCCGGCGAACGGTGACAGAGCAAAGATCAATGACCTCCGAACCTTTGCGGATTTCAAGACCACGCTTGTTACCTACGCGATGGGCGGCTATGATGGCATTGGCATTGCGGTTGGCAGTGGTATCGGAGCTTTCGACATCGACCACTGCATCCGGGAGGATGGTACGCTGAACGATACTGCGGACACTGTACTTTCGATCTTCCCTACAGCGTATGTAGAGAAGTCACCGTCCGGCAAAGGACTACGTGGATTCTTCCATGTGCCTGAAGACTACGTCTATGACAAGACGGTTTATTACATCAACAACCGCAGCAAAGGGCTGGAAGTGTATATGCCCGGTGCGACTAACCGCTTCGTTACCGTGACGGGAGATGTTTACCGCACAGGTGAGATCCCAAACGATGAAACGGCAATGACCACTCTGCTGGACTCGCTGATGAAGCGAAATAAGCAGGTGCAGCAGACCCATTTCCAGCACCATTCATATCTGGATGACGAGGCTGTTATTGCACATGCCAATGAAGCCAGCAACAGTGAGAAGTTCAAAAGGCTGTTTGCCGGTGAGTGGGAAGACCTCTACGGCAGTCAGTCGGATGCAGATATGGCGTTCCTGTCTATTCTGGCATTCTGGTGCGGCTGTGATGAGGAGCAGATGGACCGCATCTTCCGCACATCTGGTCTGATGCGCCCGAAGTGGGATCGCAAACAGGCTGGTTCAACCTACGGTGCCATCTCTATCCGCAACACAGTCAATACCTGCGCTTCCGTTTACATTCCTGTCAACGCGCAGGACATTGTGGATGAGGAGTTTGCAAATCTTGACTCTGATGATAAAGAGGCGGAGCGGCCACCGGACATCAGCAAGCTCACGCTGTCGCTGGAAGAAATGGCTCCGCACACGAATCCGCGCTACGGCAGGGATGAGATTGGTTTGGGCAACATGTTCGCCGATTTTTTCAAGCCTATCGCACGGTACAACAGTGAACGCGGCATCTGGTTTGTCTATGATGGAGTTGTCTGGCAACCGGACATGGAGAACCTTAAGGTGGCAGAGCTTGCGAAATATCTGGCAGATAAGCTGTATCTGTTTGCATTGAAGATTACAGAAGAAGATGTTAGAAAGCGGTTCATCGACCGCGTCCGGAAGCTCCAGCTCCGCAAGCACCGTGACACGATGCTGAAAGACGCGAAGTCCGTATTCCCACTGTCCATGAAGCAGTACGATCAGGATATCTATCTTTTCAACTGTAAAAATGGAACACTGGATCTGCGGACGATGGAATTCCGGGAACACCGCCCGGAGGATTTTCTCACAAAAGTGTCCCCTGTGATATATGACCCGGATGCCGACTGCCCTCGCTGGCGGACGTTCATCACGGAGATCATGCAGGGGGATAAGGCCAGAGCAGACTATCTTCAGAAGGCTATCGGATACTCGTTGACTGGTGACACACGCATGGAGTGCTTGTTTATTCTGTACGGTCCGACATCCAGAAACGGTAAGGGTACCACAATGGAGAGCATCCTGCGTATTATGGGCGAGTACGGTAAAAATGCAGATCCGACCATGCTGCAGGCGAAGTTTAACAGCCAGAGCGGAGGACCGTCTGAGGAAATCGCCCGGCTTGCCGGCTCCCGTTTTGTAAACATCTCCGAGCCGGAGAAAAAGATCACTCTGGATGCAGCTCTTACCAAACGACTGACCGGTAACGATACGATCACAGCCCGGTATCTGCATGAGAACAGTTTTGAGTTCCGACCGAACTTCAAAATTTTCATCAACACGAACCATCGTCCGAATATCACAGACCTTACGCTGTTTGAGTCTGGCCGAATCAAAATCATTCCGTTTGACCGGCATTTTGAAGAAAATGAACAGGATAAGGATCTAAAGTCCACTTTTGCTAAACCGGAAAATATGTCCGGCATTCTGAACTGGATGCTCGAAGGCTATAAGCTGTTCCGCAGTCAGGGACTTGCCATGCCGGATTCTGTCGTTCAGGCAACAACGGACTATCAGATATTCTCAGATAAGATGGGTCAGTTTTTTGATGAATGCATTGAAGAAAAGGAAGGGTGTGAGCTTCGGCGCGGTGCAGTTTACACACGCTACAAAGAGTGGTGTGGAGAGAATGGCTACCGGGCAGAGGCAGCCAAGAATCTAAACCAGGAGATTGAAAAGCGGTACAAGACTGCAAGAAAGCGTCCGAATGACGGTGCCTCCAGCAGTACGACTCCGATGGTCCTGGATGTGGCGTTCACGGCAAGTGAAGAGTCAAAAGAGGACTTTGCACCATTGACATCATGAGCTTGAAATTCAAGGTACGGACGGATTTGTTGCGGCTGTTGCTGGAAGAACACAGTGAAATCTATTGTTTTTGATTTTCATAAGTTCCCATCAAAATACCAGCAACACACGACTTCGGAGTCGCGTTACCAGCAACAGCAGCAACGCCTCAGCAACAGAAAAACGTAGGAAAATCAAGGGTTTTCGGTGCTGTTGCGAGTGTTGCGAGTGAAACCCCTATTTTATTTATATTATTTTCTTTTATATACTATTTACTTTTTACTAGCAACAATAGCAACAAAAGAAAAAATATAGATCTTAACACCCCTGAAAAGTGCGTAAAATCAATATTTTTGGGGACTGGACACCTCGCTTTGTGAGGAAAGCGCCAGCAACACACCAGCAACAGATTCAGAGGACACATTGAAACTACACAATGGAACATCGCAGGCCGCTTTTGTGGGAGCCTATTTGTGGGCAAGGGCAAAGGCGGCCTGCTTTGTGATACATGAAAGAGAGGACAGAACATGAGTAAGATTATCACCTGTGAACAGGTCAGCAATGGCCATCCTGATAAGATCTGTGACCAGATCGCAGATGCTATTGTGACCGACATTCTTCAGCATGACAGGCACGCCCGTGTGGCGATCGAGTGTCTGCTGAAAAAGAGCCAGCTCTTTATTGCCGGCGAGGTCACCACCGACTACCGGCCAAACTACAACCAGATCGTCCATGATGTGTTCAATCGCATCGGCGCCGAAAAGCTGGGGTGGAACCTGACCGAGCTTCTTCGCATCGGCATTCTGGTGGACAAGCAGTCCCCGGATATTGCAATGGGTGTGGATAAGGGCGGTGCCGGTGACCAGGGTATCATGTACGGTTACGCCACCAACGAGACGGCAGAGCAGATGCCGATCCCTTACATGGTCGCCACCAAGTTTCTGCAGCTGCTGAAGAACCATCCGTCCAAGATGTTCCGTGCAGATGCCAAGGCACAGGTCAGCTACGACTACGACACCGGACGCATCACTACCTTCCTCTGCTCCGTGCAGCACAGCCCGGATGTGGAGGTCAGCGACTTCCGGCACATCATCGAATCCATGATGGTACTGGCCGCCTGCGAATACGGTCTGGACGGTGACTTCACGAAGCTCGTCAATCCGACCGGTCGTTTCGTGCTGGGCGGCAGCTACGCCGATTGTGGTGTGACTGGCCGGAAGCTGGCGTGCGATACCTACGGTGGCATCGGTCGCATGGGTGGTGGCGCTCTGAGCGGTAAAGATCCCACCAAGGTAGATCGCTCCGCAGCTTACATGGCACGGAAGATTGCAAAGGACATCGTGCAGGCGGGCTACGCTGACAAGTGTGAAGTCCAGCTGGCCTACGCCATTGGTGTGGTACAGCCGGTGGGTGTGTCGGTGGAGTGCTTCGGTACGGAGCACCAGTCCCTTGACTTCATCGAAGCCTACGTTCATGACAGCTACGACCTGACCCCGCAGGGTATCATCAAGCGGCTGCGACTGCTGGATGTAGATTACAACAAGGTCAGTGCTTACGGTCACTTCGGCAAGGTTGGTCTTCCGTGGGAGGACTGACCCATGCCGTACAGACCAAAGACACCGTGCCATCATCCCGGCTGCCCGGAGCTGGTGGAAGCCGGCCGGCTCTACTGTGAGAAGCACCTGCTTCTCCACCCGGAAGTAACCCGCCCGGCGGCGAAGCGTGGATACAACAGGCGGTGGCAGAAAGCCCGAAAGTCATATCTCGAAGCTCATCCGCTCTGTGTGCAGTGCGCCAAGCAGGGTAAGTACGTCCGGGCAACGGTAGTGGATCACATCATTCCGCACCGTGGTGACCAGAAACTTTTCTGGGACCAGAACAACTGGCAGGCTCTCTGCAAGAGCTGCCACGATAAGAAGACGCTGACCGAGGACATCAACCCGACCTACACCTACTGACACCCCCACCGGGGCCGGGGTCACTTCTCTACAGTGAAGTCACACGGAGACCGGTGGCCCCTTTTGCGTGAAAAACCGCAAAATTCATAGGCCGGGGGTCAGAGGAATAACGACGCAAAATGAAACAGGAAAATGTACAGGCATCGGAGCTTCGGTTCCGGTGCCATTCTTTTTCCCCGAAATGAACTAAAGTGTGTGAAACCTCTCGTAAACAGGGAGCTTTCGCACATTTTAGCTTGTTCCGGGAGGAGCAGGGGCGAGCGGGAATCGGCCGCCGCAACAACGATCCAACCTGGCGGGGCAGTGCCGATTTCAACTTCGCTGCTTTTCGTATGTATTTTGAAATTTTTCTAAGAAACCGCCGAAGAAACGGCGAAAAATGAGAGTGAGGTGAGGGCAGATGGAAGATTACACGGCTGAGATGATCAGGGACATGGCTTTTTCCTTCTGCCCTCAGTGCGGTACGGCAATCGTACCAAACCATAAAGGCAGACCACGGAAGTTCTGCTCACCGGAATGCCGGTCACGGTGGAACAACACCCATCCAAAGCCGGAGAACTGGAAGACCGTGCGGTCGAAGATCTGCCCGGTGTGCGGCAGGGAGTTTTCCTACCGGCGCCAGTATGGTCTGGAACGGAAATATTGCAGCCGTGCCTGTGCAAATAAAGGACGCTGGAAGGAGGGCGATGCAAATGGAAGAACCGCTGAACATAGAACGTGATGTGGTAAAGAACGGTGTCCGGCTGGACTGTGTGTTTGAGGGCTATGAGTACCGCTCGGAGAGAGAAGAAGTCCGAAGCCAGCGGCTTGCAGGGTTTGAATGTGTGGAGATCGCAGAAAACACAGGGCTTTCTTTGGAACAGGTCACAGATTACTGCCGGGAACTGGGTCTGCCGGAAACGGGGAGCTGCCAGTTACAGCCACCGGATGGGTCGGGGGAACGGCGCTGTCCGGTTTGCGGACGCATTCTCGTACAGAGAGGGAACAGTGGTCGGAGACGGTTCTGTTCTCCGGCTTGCCGGGAGGAATATTACAGGCAGCATAAGCCTTTTCGGATCGCGGTCTGTAAAAACTGTGGAAGGGAGTTCCATGCCGTAGATGAAGGAAAACGGCAGCGGAAGTTCTGCAGTCTGAATTGTTACTGGGATTATCGATACGGGATGAAGGGAGTGGATGAGGGTGAGTAAGATTATCGGTGTGTTTCCGATGTTCAACACCGGGGGTATCTGTGTACATGCGATTGACGATGCGGAAGATAAGGTCCTGGCATCCGTGAACGGGGAAAACCCGGAATGGTGCGAGATGGCTGAACAGCCGCAGGAAGATGGAGATGAGATGGAGTCGGGCTTTTTGTTCGGCTCCTTTTTCGTGCCGTTCTCCGGGGTCATGCGCATGTGAATCTGAATTAGGAGGGCTTACATGAAAGCGACTGCTGAACTGAAGATGCTGCCGGTGTCCGTACTCAAGCCGGCCGCATACAATCCCCGGAAAAAGCTGAAGCCGGGGGATAAAGAGTACGAGAAGATCAAGAACTCCATCACGGAGTTCGGGTTCGCAGATCCTTTGGTGGTCAATGCCGATATGACAATCATCGGCGGCCACCAGAGATTGACCGTAGCGATGGAGCTGGGCTACACCGAAGTGCCTTGTGCGGTGGTGGACATCGACAAGACCAGGGAGAAAGCCCTGAACATTGCGCTCAATAAGATTACGGGTGCGTGGGATGATTCTCTGCTGGCTGATCTTTTGAAGGACATCGAGGATTCCAACTTCGACCTTGGTAAGACCGGCTTTGAGCCGCCGGAGATTGAGACGCTGTTCAACAAAGTCCACAGCAAAGAGGTCAAGGAAGATGACTTCGATGTGGAATCCGAGCTGAAGCAGCCATGCTTCTCCAAAGATGGTGACCTCTGGCATCTGGGAAAGCACATCGTTCTGTGCGGTGATTCCACCAAAGCAGAATGCTACGACACCCTGATGGACGGAACCAAGGCAAATCTGGTCCTTTCCGATCCCCCTTATAACGTGGATGTGGAAGAGACTGCCGGTAAGATCATGAATGACAACATGGGCGATTCGGAATTCTACCATTTCCTTCTGGCAGCGTTCCAGCAGATGCACGGCCATCTTGCAGACGACGGTTCCATCTACATCTTCCATGCAGATACGGAAGGGCTGAACTTTAGAAAGGCATTCAAGGATGCCGGGTTCTACCTGTCCGGGTGCTGTATCTGGAAGAAGAATGCGCTGGTGCTGGGCCGTAGTCCTTACCAGTGGCAGCACGAACCGTGTCTCTACGGCTGGAAGCAGAAGGGAAAGCACCAGTGGTATTCCGACCGGAAGCAGACGACCATATGGGAGTATGACCGGCCGAAGTCCAACAAGGACCACCCGACCATGAAGCCCATCGGTCTGATGAGCTATCCGATCCGCAATTCCACTATGACCAACGGCATCGTGCTTGATCCGTTCCTCGGCAGTGGCTCGACACTGATCGCCTGCGAAGAGACCGACCGTGTGTGCCGGGGTATCGAGCTAGACCCGAAGTTCGTGGATGTGATTGTGAAGCGGTACATCGAACACAGCGATGGTCACTACGATGATGTGTTTGTTGTCCGTGACGGCCAGAAGCTGAAGTTCGAGGAAGTGGCGACCTTCGAGCCGGAAAGCGAGGATGCCGATGCCTGATGTAAAATGCGTCCTCATCCATGACAACTTCCAGAATTTCAAGTCCTATAACATCCCCAAGGCGCAGCTGGTGATTGCAGATATTCCGTACAACATCGGTACAGATTTCTATGCCAGCCGGCCGGACTGGTATGTGGATGGCGACAATAAAAACGGGGAGAGCAGCAAGGCGAGGAAGGCGGCGTTCAATACCGACTTCACCTTCAACATTGCAGAGTATTTCCACTTCTGCAACCGCCTGCTGAAGAAAGAACCCGGCACGGGCGAGAAGGATGCGCCGTGCATGATCGTGTTCTGTGCGTTCCAGCAGATCCCGAAGGTAATCACCGAAGCGGAAAAATACGGCTTCAAAAATTATATCCCGCTGGTGTTCTGCAAGAACTACAGTCCGCAGGTCTTAAAGGCCAACATGAAGATCGTAGGTGCAACGGAGTATGCATTGGTGCTGTATCGGGGCAAGCTCCCGAAGTTCCGCAATCTCGGTGAGGATGGAAAGCCCCACATGATCTTCAACTGGTTTGACTGGAAGCGGGATGGCAGGGAATATCCGAAGATCCATCCCTCCCAGAAACCGATCTCTGTGCTGAAACGACTGATCGAGACCTTTACAGATGAGGGCGATGTGGTCATTGACCCCTGCGCCGGCAGCGGCTCGACTCTTCGTGCTGCACGGGAACTGGGGCGCAACAGTTACGGATTTGAAGTATCCAGAGATTTTTACCGGAAAGCGAATGAGCAGATGCTCGGAGAGGAGGCTTCCGCATGAGCACAGAACAGAATAAGACTTTGACCCTCGGCAGCCTCTTTGATGGCTCCGGGGGTTTTCCGTTAGGCGGGCTTTTGACCGGGCAGATCACTCCGGTGTGGAGCAGTGAGATCGAGCCGTTTGCCATCCGGGTCACGTCGAAGCGTCTGCCGCAGGTGAAGCACTACGGGGATGTGTCTGCCATCAGCGGAGCAGACCTGCCGCCCGTGGACATCATCACCTTTGGCAGTCCCTGTCAGGATATGTCCATCGCCGGTAAGAGAGATGGTCTGGATGGATCACGGTCCAGTCTGTTTTACGAAGCAATCCGAATCGTGAAAGAAATGAGGTGTAAGACCAATGGAGAAAAACCAAGATTTATCGTGTGGGAGAATGTGCCAGGGGCCTTCTCCTCAAACAAAGGGCAGGATTTCAAAGCAGTCCTCGAAGCAGTCATCGGTGTTAAAGAACCGTCCGCCTCGGTGCCTGCACCTGAGAAGAAAGGATGGCCCGACGCTGACTACTACGTGGGAGACGGATGGAGCGTCGCGTATCGAGTTCTTGATGCACAATGGTGGGGCGTTCCCCAAAGAAGAAAACGTATCTACCTTGTCGCAGATTTTGCAGACCAGAGTGCCCCAAAGGTACTATTTGAGTCCGAAGGCGTGTCTCGGTATTCTGCGGAGGGCTTCCATGCGTGGCAAAGAGCTGCCGCCGGTGCTGAAAGCGGCACTGGAGAGGCAGGCTTCAGCGGAGCAGGAGGGCGGATCTGTCTGAACGACCAGGGCGGTAAGCAGATGGATGTTTCCCAGGATGTGACCGGTACCCTCCGGGCAGAGGAGCATGGACATCAGCCGTGTGTTCTGGAAGCTGCCGGTTTCTGTACCGAGCATTCGGCAGATGCCAGAAGCATCGGATACGAGGAGGAACGCTCACCGACCCTCCGGGCTGGTGTTGTGCCTGCCGCCATCGCACTGGAAAATCATCCTGCTGACAGCCGGGTGAAGATTTCCGAGGATGGTAAGGTGCAGACACTGACAAGCCGGTGCGGTACAGGTGGCGGTAATGTCCCAATGGTCATGGACGCTGTTGAAAATTCAGTGGAAAGTCCGGTGAAAGAAGTTGAAAACTCCCCGGCAGTCACGCTGAAGATCCGTTCCGGTTGCGAGGGTGGCGGCAAGGGAGCCATCTGGCAGGAAGAAAAATCTGCCACACTCGGCTGCAATAACGACCAGACACTGTTCGTTCCGAAATGCTATGGTGTCTGCTCCAAAGCCAGCCACTCCATGATGTCCGACAATCCGCATAGCGGTTTCTATGAAGCGGAGACCTCCCGGACACTGGACCGCAGCGGTGGTGACCCGACCTGCAATCAGGGCGGCATCTGTGTGGTAGAGCCGGTCGCCTTTACCCAGAATCAGAGGGATGAAGTCAGGGATCTGGGAGAGAAGTCAGCGGCACTGGCAGCAGAGCCGGGGATGAAGCAGCAGACCTTTGTGGCACAGCCGGAAGAGATGACTGCGTTCCATGTGAACCAGCGCAATGAGCTGATCAATCTGCATGGCAAATCCGGCGCTTTGATGGCGACCCGGAGTGACCAGATGCAGACCTTCGTCCTGCAGGGCAACATGATCGGCCGCAAGGATGAGAACGGTCCGCAGGGGGATGGCGTCAATGAGGATGTCTGCTTTACACTGGATGCCACTGACCGCCATGCAGTCTGCGCACCGGAGGATGTGTATGCCATGACCACCGGCTCCTATATGCAGGTGGCAAAAGAAGTCGTACCGACCCTGATGGCACGGGATTACAAAGACCCGACCACCATCGCACCGGTACCGCATTTGAACGAGGGTGTCATGGGAACGGTGGCAACCGGGGCACATCCCAGCGGCTTCAACGGGCAGGATGCTTTCAATGACCGTCTGGTCATCGACAATCCGGAAGCACAGCCCGCACCTGTGACCTATACAGTTCGCCGTTTGACACCGACCGAGTGTGCCAGACTGCAGGGATTCCCTGACTGGTGGTGCAGAGATCTCGGAACGGAAAACCCAACCGAGGAAGATCTGGCGTTCTGGGCGGATGTGTTTGAAACACACCGTAAGATCGTGACCCATGCCAAGAAGCCGAAGACGGAGAAGCAGATCCGGAAATGGCTGGCTGACCCGTATACGGATTCGGCAGAGTACCGTATCTGGGGCAACGGCATTTGCTTAGCCAACGCATTCTTTGTTCTGGCCGGCATCGCGTGGTGTGCAGGTCTGGAAGAATAAACTGGCCCGCTATATTACTAGGTAGAAAGCGACCTGGTGATATGGTGGGCTTACATATTGGTCCTATTTACACAACAGGTTTTGCAGTCCCTTGTGTAAATGGTCGAACATGAAGAATATCGGGAAATGGCCTTGCTATTCATCCGTTTTAGAGTGATATATGTGCTACCGAAAAGAACATCGGGATGCACAAAAACAAATGAACGAAAAGGAGCGATGAATTATGTTGAAATTTAAACTGAACGTAGCCGAGAGAAAGACCCTCGCAAAACGCATGGAGGAGCTGACCGGCATCCACCCTTACTATACCAAAGCACCTCTGTATTCTTACGACATCGGGAGCTACACCATCGACCGGAATGGCAACCTTCTGGTCGAGCCGGAGAATGCAGATGCCGAGCTGCTGACGACCCTGCTGAATGAGGGACTGATCCGCGGCGGCGAGAGTATTGAGAGCACGGATGACCAGCCGGAGGACACAGAGCTGACAGCGGATATGGATGAGGAGCCTGTGACCGAAGCGGAAACTGAGCAGATGCCCGAAGCAGAGCTGGAGGTTCTGGACGAGCAGGAATCCGAAGATGCAGATACCGCAGAAGATGAACCTGCGGAAGCAGGAGCCGAGGATGCATTGGAGCCGGACAATACGGCTGAGGATGATACCATAGAGGATGAGCCGGATGCAGAATCGCAGGAGACAGAAGATCAGCCGAAAGAGGTGCCGCTGGACTTGGAACTTGCATTCCCGGTCAGCCAGCACAACGGTGTGACTCTCCGCAACCTGGTCAACCTTCTTTACAGCCGCGGCAAGCTCATCGGCAAGGCGACTGGAGGACACTTCCATGTGGAAGAGGGGCTGGTCGAGAAGCTGAAGGACGATAGCTGCACCTTTGCCATCATGAACTTCATCAATGCGGTCAGCGACTATGAGACTGAACATGGTGCTGCACTGGAAGGCCTGAAGATCACCACCGAGAAGGTCACCTTTACCGGCTTCCCGACTGCACCGGACCACGAACATCTGACGGCTTTTGCACAGCTGGCGGTGCTGATGAACCAGCAGGCTATCAGCCAGAAGCGCATCCAGGCAAAGGATGTCAACGATGAGAATGAGAAATACGCACTCCGCACATGGCTCCTGCGGCTGGGGATGAACGGTCCGGATTTCAAAGAGACACGCAAGATCCTCATGGAGAACCTTTCCGGTCATGCGGCTTTCCGCACGGATGAGGAAGCACAGAAGTTCCTTGCAAGGGAAAAGGCAAAACGGGATGCCCTGAAAGCCGCGAAACTGGCGGCACAGAACGGCGATCCTGCCACAGGGGAAACGGTCGCACCGGATACGACCCAGCCGACACAGCCCGACTGTGGGGCAGACACGGCGCAGATGCTGGAGGCGGGAGCGTAAGCTCCCAATCCCCCCAATGGGGGCCGGAAAATATGCGAGACCCTCTTCCATTGTACCGATATTAGCTCTGAAAATGTACATTATCAAGCGGATAAACTGCAGAAATGTACACGATCAATCTGCCTTATATTTGTCGAATATATGTTCTTTTATATCCTTGCTATTATCCGCACCTGACGGTAATATGCACATACCGAAAGGGAAAACAAGGAAAAAACAAAGGAGAACATACCATGAACGATAAAATAAGAGAGCAGATTGAAACCATGAAGAACCAGACCATCGGGGTTGAGATCGAGATGAACAACATCACCAGAGAAAAAGCGGCAAGAAAGGTCGCTGAGTACTTCGGAACCAGAGCATGGAACGCGGCCAGCGAGTACGGATATTACAGCTGGGCTTGCAAGGACCAGCAGGGCAGGGTTTGGAAATTCCAGAGGGATGTGAGCATCTACGGACCGGACGCAGAAAAATGCGAACTGGTCACCCCAATCCTCACCTACGACGACATCGAAACCCTGCAGGAGATTATCCGACTGCTCCGAAAGGCAGGCGCAAAGAGCGGCCCAAGCCGCGGATGCGGGGTTCACATCCACATTGGCAAAGGCGACCACACCGCAAAGACCATCCGCAACCTTGTGAATATCATGGCGGCGCACGAACAGCAGATCGGCAGAGCCATCCGAATCGATGCAGGGCGCACCGGACAATATTGCCAGGTGGTCAACCATCGCTTCCTCGACCGGCTGAACCGCGAGAAGCCGACCACCATGCGCAAGCTGGAAGACATTTGGTACGAAGGCAACGGTTCCAGCTGGGAAAACCGAAATGCCCACTACAATTCAAGCCGGTACCATATGCTGAACCTCCATGCCACCTTCACAAAGGGAACCATTGAATTCCGCCTTTTCCAATTCGCAGACCCAGCGGACGGAAAGCGCAATGGACTGCATGCCGGTGAGATGAAAGCCTACATCCAGCTTTGCCTCGCAATGAGCCAGCTTGCCAAGATGGTCAGAACGGCAAGCCCGAAGCCCCAGCAGACCGACAACGAAAAGTACGCGATGCGGTGCTGGATGCTGAGGCTGGGATTCATCGGGGATGAATTTGCAACGGCAAGGGAGATCCTTCTGCGGAACATGGAGGGCAACGCATCCTGGCGGAACAAATAAGCCGGGATGCACGGGCACCTTTTGGGCGGGCAACCGCCCTTGAGGTGGTAGAAGGAGGTGCAGGTTTATGAAAAGCACGTTAAAAAATGAAAACACACCGAGTGGCAGAACCTTTAAGGTGACCATCACCGAGACCTACCAGAGAACGGTGACCATTTATGAATCCGAGATGAAAGAGCCGACCGTGGAGGAAGCACAGCGTGTGGCAGAGGACTGGTGGCAGGACAGCCAGATCGAGCTTGGGACAGAGGATTTCCAGGGCGTGGAATTCACTGGCAGGGAGGACGGTGAGGCAGATGTTTGAGTTGATCAGCCGAGTCCCATCCAGATATTATCTTGCCTACGGAAGCAACCTCGACATGGAGCGGATGGGAAAGAGATGCCCCTACGCTGTGGTGGTCGGCACGACCGAGATCAAGGGCTACCGGCTTCTGTTCAAAAAGAGCAAGACCGGCTGCTATGCCACCATCGAGCAGGATGCCAATGAAAGCGTACCTGCGGTGGTCTGGAAACTCTCGGAATACGATGAACTCCTGCTGGACCGGTACGAGGGCTGCCCACGATACTACTACAAGAAGCAGTTCCAGCTTCCGGTCTGGAACCTGAACGGGAACCGCATGAAAAAGGCAAAGCCCTGCATCGCTTATGTGATGCACGAGGACCGGCGGCTTGGCTGCCCGGATGCCGAGTATTTTGAACTGCTGCAGGGCGGATACAGCGACTGGAAGTTTCCGCTGGATACACTGAAGCGTGGACTGGCAGCCAGTATCGGAAGGGCGGAAGCCATCCGGTATCTGAAGAAGCGGCAGATGATGTAAGAGTACACGATCAAAAGCAAATAACATTGTGCAGTATATGATGCTCATCGGCCTTGATAAATCAGGGCAGAAGAGTGATATATACCATACCGCCAGACAAGAGCGGAGAAAACCGAAGGGAGAGATTCAAATGAAGAACAAGAAATATTACATCGCCTACGGCAGCAACCTGTCGGTGGAGCAGATGGCATACCGGTGTCCGGATGCAAAAATTGCAGGACAGGCGGTGCTGGCAGGCTGGGAGCTTTTGTTCCGAGGCTGCGCTACCATCGCACCGAACCCGAAGAAGAATACGCCGGTTCTGGTGTGGGAGATCTCGGAAAGGGACGAAGGAAACCTCGACCTCTATGAGGGCTACCCGAACTACTACCGCAAGGAAGACCTGAACATTGAACTGCTCCGGGAAGAGGCAGAGCCGGAGATGGTGACCGCAATGGTCTACATCATGGAGAACGACTTCGGACGCCGCTCACCGAGCCGGTATTACTACAAAGTCCTGCATGACGGCTACAAGGCATTCCACTTCCCGATGCACATCCTCGAAGGTGCGCTGAAGGAATGCATGGATAAGGATGCCGCCCAGCGGATGATCGAGGAGGTGCAGGCATGAATTTCGCAGATCAGAAAATGGTCAAGAAGTTGAGAAAAGAGTTCCCGGTCGGATGCCGGATCGTCCTCGATGAGATGGATGACAGGCAGGCACCACCCATCGGAACGCAGGGAACCTGCAACGGGGTCGATGATGCCGGAAACATCTTAGTGAGCTGGGACACCGGAAGCCATCTGAACGTTGCCTACGGCGCGGACAGTTGCCACCGTGTGGCAACGGATGCCGAGGTCAAGGTGTCGCTTGACCGCCTTGGTAAAACGCGACAGACCGGCCCACGTTGCCCCAGGTGCGGAGCAAAGCCTGACTGTTACGACCATCAGCAGCAGGCACTCAGCCGAAGGGCGGACATCCAGATCTGCAACCGCTGCGGAACGGAGGAAGCATTAGAGGACATTGCATGGGGCGGACAGCAGAAGATGCATCTTGCAGACTGGGCAATCGTGAAAGGGGGCTGGGTCGAATGAAAGTTCTTCTGATCAAACCGATGGAGCATCCGCAGGTGGTTGACATTGAAAACTCCCTGAAAGAGTTCTACCGCATCCTCGACTGCGACTGCATCACAGCCACCTACCCGTGGAAAGAACGCGCCGCCCTGGTCACCGATGACAACGGTCTGTTCACCGAGAAGTCATTCAGCAGATACATCCCGGAGCTGGAGCAGCCCATCAAGGGAAACTTCTTCATCTGCGGACTGGGAGAGGAGGATTTCGCAGAACTGCCCCAGGACCTGATCCGGAAATTCAAGGAACGCTTCTGGGTGCCGGAGGCATTCGTCAGCATGTTCGGGCAGATGGCAGTCATCCAGATGGATGACGGAACGAAGCCGGAATAAGATACCGCAATCAGAAAAATACCCTCTCGGCCAGAAAAGACCGGGAGGGCTTGGTTTAACAGGAGGAGCCTATGGGACACAGAAAGATGCCTGCTTATGGCGAGAGGGAACACGGCGGCAGATACGTTCTGGATGAATACGAATGGTCGAGAAACCACTGCAAGGCGGTGACCATCCGCAGATGGAAAAGGGATCTGAAAAAGAAAGCCAGAGCGCATAACCGCAGGGTGATGCATCAGGCAATACAGGGCGAAGCTGATTAGACGGAAAATGGGAGCCTCAAAAGAATGAGAACCCCCTTCCAGTTTACTGTATATTACCTCTGGAAAGCAACGATAGCAAGGAAAACCGCCGCCATAATGTACACAAACATCTGGCAGCGGTTTTGTGTATCATACCAGACCAAAACGGAGGATACGAGGCAGAGTCCCAGCTTCTGCTGGGGGGAGCCTTTTGGGATTCCTT